GGGATAGAGCCATGGGCCGTGGCTAAGAAAGATGATTTTATTGTCTTCCTGTAAGCTACGGTTCCCTCTTGAAACGGGGATCTAGCTATGGCGGACGACGATTCACGGCCCACGGACCCGTATCCATTTAAAGGTATCGCCAAATCTTTAGTAGATGCAGATAGTCCAGACTTACTAAGAGATTTAGTAGATGAGGATCAAGCGTTTGATGTGCTTGCGTATGCTGCTGGAACGGATAACATAGCCCCTGGTCAGCAACAATCAGCAATTAAGCAGGTTTACGACGCTACCCAGTCTTGGTTAAAAGATCGTCCGGACACTATAACTGTCTATAGGTATGGAGAGTTGCGTGGGGACGAGCCTGTATCTTTTACACTTGACCCAAATTTTACGGGAAAATCGTTGCCCTGGTTAGATAGAACGGGTTCAGAAGGACTACAGGCTTATACGGTAAATAAAGAAGACATTTTAGCGGCTCCAAGTGCCGTTTTGCGTCCAGGCATGGGAACCGATACAGAGTATGAGGTTATAATTCCTGGTTCTCGTGTCTTTTCGGTTGGCGACGATCCACGGCCCACGGACCCTTCTGTTTTAGAAAAAGGTCTTATGGCTTCGGACATTGGTTCGCGAGTTGCGGGTGAGATACGTGATTTAAAGAAGCCGAAAGGTCAGGAACTTGTAAAGCAGGAGAAGGCACCTAGTAAGGGGCAGATGTTCCGTGGCATTGGAAGCCTAATGCGTGGGCGGATAAGCCCGATTGTCACTGCGGCGCAACTTTTCTGGGGCGAGATGCCGGATTCCGTCAAGGACGACGCGGGGGAGATTGTCGATTGGTTGCGTGAAAACAAGATGCAGGACTTGGTTGGTCTGGAAAAGTCGGGTCTTGAGTACTTCAAAGAAGCTTTAGGGACAGACGTTCCGAAACTATCTGTAGACAATCCTGGTGGAGATTGGTTAGCACGTAAAATTAAATATGCAGAAGAAAAGGGTAGGAATGAGTACGGAGCACCTCACCTTGGTGATGTAACTGCAAGTTTTAGAGAAAAAGTTAATTTACCAGTAGATTTATTAGCAACGTTTAAGGGTCGAAGAGGAGAGCAGGGACAGGTTCGCGAGAAGGATTTAGCTCGGCTAAAGAAACACATGGAAGAAACAGGCAAGCTTCCTTTATCAGATCCAGATGACCCTGCTTCTGGAGAGTATGCGCCGTTTATTACGGTTGGATACGATGGCGTTCCTTGGGTTAGTGAAGGTAACCATAGGATAATGGCGGCAAAAGCTCTGGGTTGGAAAACCCTTCCTGTTGAGCTTCGCTATTTTGATGGGGGCGAAAGAACAGAAGGTCTTTTATCTCCTGAAAAAGTAAGAACAATGTATAAGGATCCGAAGTATCAATTGGATGAGTCGGGTCTTGAGTACTTCAAGGAAGCTTTAGGGCTCGCGCCCCAAGAACCAAAAGGGATTATGTCACTTCCTCCAAGAAGCAGGGCGGACGGTGGTTTCGTTGACAAATCTTTATATAATTAGAGAAAGGTGTTATTTTGGCTAAAGAACCGGTAATCCCAAAGGTGCATCCTCCTAAAGAGAGGAAGAATCCGCTTGTCGTTGTTTTTTGGATCGTGATTGCGGTTATTGTGTTATTGATTGTATTGTCGGCTTGTAAGCTTCGTTTTCCATTAGAGACAGGTATATAATGGCTATATCTAGATCCAGGATGCCTCAACAGTTGAAAGGTAACCGCAAGAAGTCGGCACCTAAAGAGTTGAGTCCCAAGCAACAAAGACTTGCGGAACTCGCTCCCCCTAAGAATAAGATTACGGGTGCAGATTTCAAGAGACTTCGTAAGCGTAAGAAGAAGGCGTAACCACGGCCCACGGACCATGGTCAGATTGTTTTAGGAGATAGTAATATGTCACCACTCATTCCGCTCTCAAAAGCTCTAATTGGTATTGGAGTTCCTGCTTTGGGTGCCGCAGGGTACACCGCGTATGAAAACCTTATGGCCGCTAAAGATAGGTTTCAAGAACGTGAACGGACCCCTGAAGACAAGGCCGCAGCGGAAGATTTAGAAGGTGCTGTTAATAGATACAGGGAACGCTTGATTGATCAGATTCTTGGGATTACCCGTGATACTTCGGACAGCGTTCGTTTGGCATTAATGGGTCAAGATACGAATAGTTTAGAAGCCACACTGGCGAATCTCAAATCAGAGGCTATGCAAGGTTCTCCAGTAAGAGATCTTACTCCTGAACAAAGGCAGCAACTTATGGAGCTACCTCCTCAGAGCAATCCTATGGGTGGACCGATGAGGTCAGAGGGGTTTGTTCGGCCTGCAATGCCTCCAATGCAGGAGCCACTTGGTCAAGGCGTTACTGAAAATCCTGGCTTTGATCCGCAGACAGGGGACTTCTTTCCTCCTCAAAAAGCGTATGGCGGCATTATGTCGTTGAGGCGATAACCATGGCTCGTAACCCGTTACCTCGCAGCAACTTTGGAACGAGCGCCCTTGTAGAACGGCGCAACGCAATACCCACGGTTGATCTGGAAGACGCGCCAGAGGTTGAAGTCACGGTTGATGACGAGACGGTTATGGACGATCCAGAACTCAAGATTGAGTTTGAGGAAGACGGCGGCGTTGTTATCGACTTCGATCCGGTCATGTCGGCTCCTGACACGGGCGATTTCTATGCGAACCTTGTAGACAACTTGGATGATTCCGTAGTTGCTAGAATGTCTTCTCAGCTTGTAGAGGATTACGAGGCGAACAAAGAAGGCCGCAAGGATTGGGAAGATGCCTACCGTACCGGTCTTGAATTGCTTGGTTTTCAGTATGAAGAACGGTCAGAGCCCTTTCGTGGTGCGACGGGTGTTACGCATCCACTTCTTGCCGAGGCCGTTACTCAGTTTCAAGCGCAGGCTTTTGGTGAATTGTTACCTGCCGGTGGTCCGGTACGCACGGAGATTGTTGGTAAGGTCACTCAAGAGAAAGAAGATCAAGCCACTCGCGTTCGCCACTTTATGAATTACCAAATTACTTCGGTGATGAAAGAGTACACCCCTGAGTTCGATCAGATGCTCTTCTATCTACCGCTATCGGGGTCTACGTTTAAGAAAGTATATTACGACGAGTTTCTTGGCAGGGCGGTTAGTAAGTTTGTTCCGGCGGAGCAGTTGATTGTTCCGTACATTGCGACGGATCTGGAGACGGCTGAAAACGTCACGCACATCATTCAGATTACAGAGAACGAACTACGCAAGAAACAGATTGCTGGTTTCTATGCCGACGTGGAAGTTTCGCCGTCGCAATTGGAGCCCTCTGAAGTCCGTGAAGAGATGGACGATATTACAGGTGTAGAGCCGACGATTGTAGACAAGGAGATAACGCTTCTTGAATGCCACGTCGATCTGGATCTTGAGGGTTATGAAGACATGGGCGAAGACGGGGAGCCAACAGGTATCAAGCTCCCGTATATTGTAACCGTGTCCGAGGACAGTGGTGCGGTGCTCAGTGTTCGTAGGAATTACACAAAAGACGATCCAAACTACAAAAAGAACCAGTACTTCGTACACTTTAAGTTTTTGCCTGGGTTTGGGTTTTATGGCCTTGGATTAATCCACATGATTGGTGGTTTGAGCCGCACGGCTACCGCAGCGTTGCGTCAGCTTATCGATGCGGGAACCCTCTCGAACCTACCGGCAGGATTTAAGGCGCGAGGCTTGCGGATACGGAATGACGACGACCCGCTATCTCCGGGTGAGTTTCGTGATGTAGACGCACCTGGAGGTGCCATTCGCGATTCATTGATGCTTTTGCCGTACAAAGGTGCCGATCAGACGTTGTTCCAGTTGATGGGTTTCTGTGTAGAGGCTGGTCAACGGTTCGCGGCGGTATCCAACCTGCAAGTTGGAGACGGAAACCAGCAAGCGGCGGTTGGAACGACCATTGCTATGCTTGAGCAGGGCGCGAAGGTCATGTCGGCCATCCATAAGCGCCTGTTTTACGCTCAGAAAGAAGAGTTTTCGCTGCTTGCCAAGGTTTTTGGGCAGTATTTACCGCAAGAATACCCTTATGACGTTGTCGGTGGGGAGCGCACGGTAAAGGCCGAGGACTTTGACGACAAGGTTGATGTCATACCGGTGGCGGATCCCAACATTTTCTCTATGGCGCAGCGGGTGACACTGGCTCAGACGGAGCTTCAACTGGCTCAATCGGCTCCTGATATGCACAATATGCACGAAGCGTATCGTAGAATGTACCACGCGGTGGGCGTGAAGGACGTTGACGCGATATTGAAGCCCGAAGGAAAGGATGACCCTGTTCCAAAAGACCCTGCGGTAGAGAACTCAGAGTCTTTGGACAACTTACCGTTGGTTGCATTCCAAGGACAAAACCACGACGCGCACATAATGGCGCATTTGGTCTTCGGATCTTCTGGAATGGTGGCTCAAGTGCCGTCCGTAGCCATGGCTTTGCAGAAACATATTATGGAACACGTGTCAATTAAGGCTAGGGAGCAGGTTCTTGCGGAAGTTTCTCAACAATTTCAAGGTCAACAGCCGCCTCCAGAGGTTTTACAGCAAATGGAAGGCCGCGTTGCGGCTCTTATTGCAGAAGGTATGCAGCAAGTTAAGCAAATGAGTGCTCAGATTAGCGGTGCGGGGCAACCAGATCCGTTAATTGCTTTGAAAGAGCAAGATTTGCAGTTTAGAGCGCAACAAGACGCCGCAGAAAACGCTTTGGATCAGCAAAGATTGCAATTAGACCAACAAAAAGCGGCTCAAAACTCTCAAAACAGTCAAGATAGGATACAGGCAACTAAAGATATAGCCGCCGCCCGTATTTTGGCTGCAAGAGAACGCGAAATCATGAAGCAACAAGGATAATTGTTATGGCAAAGTCAGAAAAAGGTGTTCGCGACGGACAAGTTATCGATGATCAAGGTTTTGTTCCGTATAACCCCCCTGTAGAAGAGGCTACACCTAACATTGCTAAAGCATCTGTTTCCACGGGCAAGAATCGTGGCATGGGTGAGGCAATTAGAGGCGGTAGTTATAAAAGCTGTTAGGTTTTTGAATGGCTCAAAAGAAATTACAAGACGATAGCGCCCACAACAAGCTTGACGTTGATGGAGACGGTGTGGTTTCCGACCAAGAGCTTGCTTTAGCGGAAGTTTTGGACAGGCATGAAAAAGCTGACGCCCAGAGGCGAATGGCTTGGGTAGCGATGATTTCTATGCTGGTGTTCACGGCACTGGTATTCTTGCCTATTTTTCCAGACACTCGCATTAAAGCTCTG